TGGCCAAATTTAGTGTGCCACTACACACCGACCATCTGCATCGGGTTATAACTGGAAACACCAATACCACGTTCAGTCAGTGACATACGGGCATATTCACGCAGGGTCATCCCGTTGTAGACATTATCACGTTCAGTTTTTTCAAACCCGGCGCGCGCCATCAGCGCCTGGCGGATCCCGTCCCCCACAAAATTACCGTTACCGGCATAAATATGAGCCGGGGTATTTTTATTGGATGGCGTGGACTCGCGCCCCATCTCGTTCAACAGCTTTTCGCGGGCCTGCTCCAGCGAACATTCAGGATCGGCAAGACACTGAGCCTGCAACGACTGATAACGCCCGCCAAACATGGCAAACAGATCATTAATACCGTTTACACGCGCTTTTTGCTCTGCCAGGACCTGCGCACGGATGCTGTTTTCATCCACCACGGGTGCTGCTGCCTGCACTGGCGTCCGGGAGGCTGCAGGTCCATCATCCTGTACGCGTGGAGCACTGTTGCGTGGCGGAGTAATCATATTTCGAATGGATTCCGGCATCTTTTTAAATTCCTCTGTACGTTTTGACTGAATACATGCCATTGCCTTAACGGCTGGTGTCACCTGATCAGCAAATCCCTGTGCCAGACATTCGGCACCGGACATCCAGGTCTCATCCGCCAGCATGGCAGCAATTTCATCGGTGGTTTTCCCGGTTTTCTGTGCATAAGCGGGTAACAGAACCGCCTCAACTCTATCGAGCAGGTCGGCATAGGTGCGCATGTCCTCCGCATCACCGCCCGTAAAGCCAAATGGTTTATGAATCATCATGAAGGTGTTTTCCGGCATAATGACCGGGTTTCCTACCATCGCAATGACCGACGCCATTGACGCCGCCACACCGTCGACATAAACGGTAATGGACGCACCATGTGTTTTCAGCGCATTAAAAATGGCGATGCCTTCAAAGACATCGCCACCCGGTGAATTAATATGGAGATTAATGTGGGTGATATCGCCCAGTGCATTCAGATCACTGATAAACTGCTTCGCTGTAACACCCCAGAAACCAATCTCGTCATAAATATAAATATCCGCGTCACTCTGGTGACCAGCCTGCATCCTGAACCAGGAATTATTCTTCGGACTGGTCGTCGGTGTGCTGCGGCTCCTGTCGTTTCGTTGCGGCACTACTGCCTCCTTTATCACTGGCCGGATCGGTATCAAATACCAGATCCAGATTGCGGTTTTCATCAATTTCGGCCTTGCGCCGACGTTTGACATCATCCGGATTACGACCACCAGCACGTACCCAGTCTGATTCTGTCGCCGCTCCACCACGAATCTGGATTTTCCAGGCCTCAGCCTCCTTAACAGGGTCAATCCACGGCATCACTGGTCCGGAATACACCGCGGTATACAGTGAAGAACGGTCAAGATCGCGGGGTAGCCTGATAACACCGGATGCCACAGCCTGTTTCAGCCATGCACGATACATCGGGCGGGTGACGGCACCAATAAACCAGTCCTGCAGGATCAGGTAGCCATCAGTGGATTCAACCAGCTCCTGACGCTGGGCGCTGTAAGTGCCGTTATAGTTGCGCGCTGTACTGGAAAAACTCAGACGACTGCCCGCCGCCACGGCACGCAACTGACCATTACGAAAAGTTTCAAGGTTAGGATTGGGGCGATCCGACTTCACCATTCCGATTTCTTCGCCGGGTTTCAGATCGTCGTAAATAATGCCCGGCTGAATGGTAAGCTCACGTTCATTCTCCTTTCTGCCATTACCATCCGGTTCATAGCTCTGCCCGTCGCCTTTCCGGATGTACATCCCCAGAGCAGCGGCGATCCTTGCTGCAGTCAGCTCAGAATCTTCATATTCTTTCAGGGCACTGAGGCGGATCAGCACACCGGACAACAAAGACGTCCCGCGCATCTGGTGCAGACGGCGAACAAATTTAAGATGCAGCATTCGCTCTGCATCCACTTCTTTGGTTTCCATCTGCCGTCCGGATACGGGACGGCTTTTATACACCAGATATTTTTCGGGACGCCCCCAGTCATCAACAAACACGCCCTGATTCAGCCTGTTGCTCTCATCACTGGTCATGGGAATAAAGTCCGGCTCGAGCGCCTCCAGCCAGAAATGAACACCGGCAGAAGGCGCCAGGCTGTTTATGCGCCCGGAAACCATCTGGGCAAACACCTCACCATCGCGCAGCCAGGTACGAAGCATCAGACGTTCCAGCATCGGACGGGTAAACTGCCCGGTGACTTCCGGGCTGACAGACCATTCACTCCATCGGGTGCGAATCTCCGCAGCCAGGTCACGGGCAATGGCCCCATTGCGTAATACCGGATGTGGCTCGACAATAATCCCGTTTTTCCCCACCACCCGTTCTTCCAGCTTGTCAAATACACCAATAACCAGATCGTGGTTGTTATCAAGGTAACGGGCCTGCTCACGTAACGACACGGCCCCGTACTGGCTTAACTGGTCGGCAGTTCGGTTCTCCCGTCGGGCTTTGTGTGTCCGCGTCGTTTTTACGGCCTCATAAGCCTGGATCACCGCACGGGAACGCAGCCTTGCCGCTTTCCATCCTGGTGAAAAAACGCCAATCACATCATCAAGAATTGCCATCAGAACCTCGCCAGCCGGTACCCGGGATGCCCCCGTCGTCGTGTAATCAGAGCCGCAAGGCGGCGCTCCCACTCCTGCCGTCCCTGCCGGATCTCAGATAAGTTTTCCATGGTCATCTGCTGACCATTAAAGGTGACGGATTTTCCGTCCAGCACCGCCATTTCAGCTTCCGTATAACGCTGAATCATGGCTTCGATATCATTCTGGTTCATAACCATCCTCCGGAAGTCAGCCAGGGGTTAACATCGTCAGTTACTGTTTTCTTCCGTTTTTGTTTTTTAACAGGCGTGGATACCGGTTCCGGTGAGGATGACGGTTCGGTACTGTCCTGGACACACTCCAGCCAGGTCTCCCGGCTCGCCCACTCCGGTGCATCCGGCCAGCGGATCTTTTCGTATCCATGCAGAATGACCAGAGCCTCGGCATACACCATCAGGTCAAAAGCTTCGTTGGCACCGCGACCCGGCTTACTCCATTTCCCGTCACTGCTCCGCTCTTCATACGTCAGTTCGTCGTAAAACCAGCTCCCCAGCCAGTCAGGGAAATGCACATAGCCTGGACCTGGCGAGTCACGCCATAACGCGTTATTCACCCGGTCTTTCAGGGCATCCGTCTGAAGAAGCCAGAGCGGCACATCACCTGCGGCCTGCGCCCGGCGGCCCGTTCGTCCGGTGTTATCAGGGAATGTACGGCTGATCAGTTTTGCGCGCCGGATGCTGTCACCCTTAAACAGGTAAATACGTTTACCAAGGCCATCACGACGGCAACGACGCCAGAATTTATAGGCATTATCAGTGACCCCGTCTTCACCGCCGGAGTCCACCGCCATTGCCATCAGTCGCATTTGTTGAGAAGGATCGGAGGCCAGCGGCCAGCTTTTATGAAAAACATCCGTCAGCAGGACATCCCAGTCTTCCGGATAGCTGGCCGGATCAATTCGCTGGCTCTCCCCGTCGCAGTCACTGCGCAATGACTGCGTGATGTTGTAACGATCAATAATCCAGCGTTCGCCACGACTGCCATAGCCCGTTACCTGAACCACAAAACGGCGATGACGTCCCGCCTGCACATCCACTGTCGCCACAAGGAAATTAACGCCATCCGGCACACTGCGGGAAGGAACTGGCTCTGCCCGCTGCTCAAGCAGTTCACTTTTTCGTTGCTCCATGCTGGCACGAGGAAGATAAGGCAATCCCCAGTCGGTGTTGATAACCGCCCTGAGTGTTTCTTCGCTTCCTGTCGCTTCATACTCCTGTTCTGCAGTCAGTAATTTGTAAACCAGTTGCGCCCAGGTCTGATACGCAGCAGCTGGCCCTTCCATCCAGAAACTGGCGATACGGGAGCGGCGCGGTTCACCGGAAACGTTGCCGTTACGATCAATGACCTGACCTTCACGCAACCAGACTCCTGCACTATTGAGCTCACGCTTTTTCTCCGCAGTGATAATGCCGCTGCAGTGCGGGCAAAGTAGATACGCCGCCTCACTGGCTTTAAAGGGATCCGGTTCATTACGGTAGCCGGTCATGGCATCCATGGCTGGCTGAAAATATTCACCGCAGTGCGGACATGACCAGTACCAGCGGCGGCGGTCACCACGATTGTAAAGGGAAAGAATACCAGTCGTCGGTGGCGCTTCATGAGGCGACTTACGTCGCCATTTGCTGTCGCAGATGTCACGTCCCGGCGAGCTCTCCACCAGAGTCATCCCGGCGGACATAAATGTGGTGGTACGTTTTGAGGCCAGGGAGAAACCATCACCCTCGCTGTCGATATTCTCCGGAAAACGGTCGTAATCGGTTAAGGCGACAAACCGGTAATCCGACGACGACATAATGTTGACCGAGGGCCAACCAATTTTAAGGAACGAGCCATCCCTGAACGTCTTATCATGGACATTATTGTCGTTACGACGTGGACTCATTCTTTTCTTTACCGCCGCACTGCTTCTGAACGTTCTGTCGAGGCGCTTTTTAGAATGCTCGCGGGCCTTATCTTCGGTCATCTGCACAACGAGCATGTCCGAAGGATCGCAAACGATGGTATAGACAATCCATCCATCGATCAGACCAATGGTCTTCCCTGTTCGCGCAGGACCAACAAAAATCACCGCATCGTATTCACGCGATGCCAGGCAGTTCATGGGCTCAATGATGTAGGGTGTCAGTTCAGGATCCCATGGCACCGAGTTACCAGCCCCCTTGGGAACACGCATGAATTTTTTAACAGCCTCCGAAATCGGCATGCGACGTGGTGGGGAAAATCCTGCCGATATGTCCCTTCCCAAATTTCGGGCTGATGAAAAACCCATTATTCCTCCTAGAGACTCTCTCCTTCCTCATCAGGAATTAATTCAGCAGCACAAGCCTCGTAGGATTTTTCCTGAAGAGTGTATCGCAGGTCATCAATGGCCTGCTGTACAACGCCGACGGCCTGAGGAGTCAGGGCGCAATCGCGTTCAAGAACATCCGGAATTGTCTCCAGAACCTGGACGACAGCCTTTCTCATGGACGAATAGACGATGACTACTTCATCAACGGGGATGAGTTTTCGCTGCTCCTTTTCCAGCTTGATCCTTTCATTTTCAGATTGGTACCAGTCCTTTCTCTCTTTCGGCTCCATACGGGATGGATCATGAACAGAGTCTGCTGCCTCATGCTTCACACTAAACAGGGCTGGCCCGACATGCTGCAGGGCGTAAACGGGGTTCCCCCTGATAGTCGCAGCCACAGGAGTGTTGGCCGCGAGGAGCCGTTTTTTTACTGTGTCCCGGTGAAGCCCAAAGGCCTCAGCGATTTTAAAAACACTCCAGTAATAAGCATCACCGATCCCGCTCACATTTGACATAAGCAACTCCATCTGGCAGGTGAAAATCATGTTTATTTATATATTTCAATTAATTGCAAACTGGTCTAATGACAGGGAGAAAAAAATATTGTACAGGTGAAAAGAGAAATAACTTTTAATTATCAATAAATTACCAAACATGCTGCCGCCGCCATGGAAATGCAAAAACTAGCCTTTTTCCGCGACGCTCCCGCCCCGTGGCAGGGGCCCCCACCGGGAGGACCCGACAGCCTGACAGCCTGACAGCCGTGATGAGCATCTGATACAGCGCTTTACATAATGGCATAGGAATAATTCAGAAGGACATCACAGCATGCCCACACAAATTAGTGTGAGTGTCCTGTTTCTTCCTACGCACAGGACTGACGAGCATGAGGGGAAAATATGCGAACCATAAATGCCTCATCTTCAGCAATGCAACCGGCATCCGAACAGGACGATATTGTAAATTCACCTAATTACGAGGACATTGCAGTAGTTGAATTGCAGCTCTGTATTAGCCTGACAGTGACAGAATGCGATATTGACTCTGTCACAGGTGAAATAGTTTGAATGATTAGCAGTTATGGTGCTCAGTCAACCACCAGGGAATAATCCTTCGAATTCTTATCGTGCTTCACCAACGCTGCCTCAATTGCCCTGAATGCTTCCAGAGACACCTGATGTTCTATACATGCAATTACAACATCCGGGTAACTCATAGAAATGGTGCTATTAAGCATATTTTTTACACGAATCAGATCCAACGAGAGTTCATCAGCAGATTGTTCTTTATTCATTTTGTCGCTCCATGCGTTTGCTCGTCATCTAGCGGTTGAAATATTACTTCAAATCTTACTGCATAAAAGAGGAAAAGTATGAAAGTTTGAGTACATCGACCTTACATACATCTGTCGGTTGCATATCCCTCCTGGATGCCAGCAAGGCTCAATTTTGTTACGCAATCAACACTATTCATCAAAAACAGGCTTAATATTTGACATAAATCATCAACAAAACACAAAGAGGTCAGACCAGATTGAAACAATAAACACGATAATGCTAACTACGCGCCATCGTATCACATGGAAGGTTTACCAATGGCTCAGGCTGCCATTTTTAAAGAAATATTCGATCAAGTGCGTAAAGATTTAAACTGTGAATTATTTTATTCTGAGCTAAAACGTCACAATGTCTCACTTTATATTTACTATTTAGCCACAGATAATATTCACATTGTGTTAGAAAACGACAACATAGTGTTAGTAAAAGGACTCAAAAAGGTTGTAAATGTTAAATTCTCCAGAAACAAACATCTTATAGAGACCTCCTATAATAAGTTGAAATCAAAAGAAATCACATTTCAACAATACAGGGAAAATCTTGCTAAAGCAGGAGTTTTCCGATGGGTTACAAATATCCAGGAACACCAAAGATATTACTATGCCTTTGATAACTCATTACTATTTACTGAAAGCATCCAGAAAACTACACAGATCTTACCACGCTAAACCATAACGTCCGGCTTCTCTCACTCCTGAGCCGGACTGCATTGGTTTAATAAAAACCATCAACAATTGTGATTTAGATATTCGGAACCATTCAAATATAACAAAACCCCGTAAAAACGAGGTTTATGGATAAATTTTATTATTGAATACATCAGATTAAATTAATCTTGACATCATAGCTTTCAAGACCCGTCATTTTTTCCCGTGCGGTAAACTGAATACTGGTAACTTCTTTCCCGGTCTTTTTCTTAAGTTCAATAATTTTTTTTGTTATATATTCAGAAATATCTGCTTCTGCTTTTGTTTTTAAGTTTTCAATATTCATCATTTCCTCTTTTAGTCTGTTATGACTTTCCAGTTACACAGTAAGTCGATTATATGGTGCAAACGTGTAAAAGATAAGATGAAACATCGCAATAATCAACATACGATAGTCTAAATTTTACACAAACAGACAAAGAGAATTTTCCTGAATTATCAATACAATAGCATCAAATCAACTCAAGAGCCTTATTGCTGCTTCCAGAATTTCTTCTGAAGTAACATGTCGATCCGCGGCTACATAAATGACTTTATGATCTCCGGTCAGAGATGGAAACCCTGCGGCCATTACAGTAAGGTGTGTTTTTTCGCCATTTGGATATTCACGCATGATGGTGTTAACTCCAGTCATCGCTGGCACTACCACTGCTGGTTCAGAGTTAAAAAAAACTATGATTTTTTTCATGATGTTACCGTAGTATGTGAGTATCCATCGAATAGATACCAAGCAAAAAAGCTCCCGAAGGAGCCTTCATTTTCACTTTTTTAAATCCAACGACAGACGGCTGGCATTTAAGTATTGTGAAATATTATCAAATGTAATCATCATTGATTTACAAAAGATACATTTTGCCCCGAAAGGATTCATGTCAGAAACATCAAAAGATGATGTTCTATACTGGGAACCATGACAACACGGGCATCTAAAGTGAATATGGTTTGTAATATTGTCTACCTCAAAGCGCCACTACATGAACAGCGGCAGGACCTTTAGGTCCGTTCTCAATACCAAATTCAACTTCCTGATTCTCAGTTAATGTTTTGAAATCGTTGCTCTGAATTGCTGAGAAATGGACAAACACATCTTTGCTGCCATCTTTCGGCGTGATGAAACCAAAACCTTTTTCAGGGTTAAACCATTTCACTAAACCAGTCATTTTGTTAGACATAATTATTACCTTTTGAAGAAATTAGCCCTTGGGCAGAATGGTCCGAAAAAAAATATCAGAGAGAAAAACCAACAAGGAAATCTCAAGAGGTACAAATAATAAAATTATAACAATGACTGCTTCAGATAAATTTGTAACAAACCAGAACACCATTAACGCATGATTAACCACCCATAGCAAGGATTACTTTTGTAAAGAAAAACACAGCAATGAAAGAATAGCTTTATTTATTAATAAAACGTGTCATTCTGATTAAGACCTTTTATCTTACCCTTAAGATTTCAGGAATTTTGGCTCATGGAAGAGTCCTTTTTATTTAAATTTTACATTCCGCGATGTAAATGTTCCGATTTAATATTACCCTACATTTGATGCTTTTTATCTCTTAAAGATTCATAGATCTGTTGACAAGTCACTCCTGCGATGTAGCGTTCGTCAGCAATTTCAGCATAAAGCTGAGCTTCTGCTGCAATATCTCCGAGCATGTTGGTGAGCATTCCTTCGGCGGTTTTGGTTGTTTTGCCTCTGACGGCAGCGGCAAGATCTGCGGTATGCTTCGCTGCGTCAAGGCGTATGGCATATTTTTTTGCTTCGGCACGCAACTGGTTAACACTATCAGACAGATAAGCAGCCCTGGCAGAAATTTCAGCAGATTTCTGTTGTGCATCTTTAACAGCCTCATCACGGGCTATAGTTCGCCCCTGTTCAATTATTCGAGCAGCAAATTGAGCATTTACCTCTTGTGATAATGCGGCAGCATCACGTTCCGCCCATTTTTTTTTGCCATCCTCTGTCGCTCCAGACATTTCCGACGATAAATCCTGACAACACGAGAAAAATCACCATGAATATCTGATTCACTGTTCTATCCCCCAGCAGGTTAATGCGCTCTCCTGGTCACGACGAATAACCTGACCGTAACAGTTATTTGAACGAATGCGGCAATCGCGTCCGCCATCCTTAATCCACCAGCGAATCGCTTCGCATGCACCTTTACGATCACCAGCATTCAGCCGCTTATAAAACGTCGACGGGAAACACTTACCGGGGCCAATGTTATAGGGACAAAATGACGCGATACCCGCTTTTTGTGGTTCGGTCAGTGGTACTTTAATATTGCGCTCCACCCATGCCAGCGCCTTATCACGCTCAATGGCGTTGACCTGGTCGCATTTTTCCTTCGACAGTTTCATATTGGGAAAAACGGTTTTTCCATCCACCACTGTGGCACCCCGACAGATGGTCCATATGCCAGAACCATCGCGGTATGCCATTGTGTGGTTACCTTCTTTTTCGTCCAGAAACTGGTCAAGTATCTGAGGAGCAGATGCGCCAGCACCAATCAGCGCCAGAACGGCAGCCGACAGGCCGTATCTGATTTTTGTGTTCATATATATTTATGATGAGGACGCTCGTGCTTATTGGCAGGATTTTCAATCTTAAAGGAGTACTGATGCTGCAGATAAGACTCAACTTTTTCTGACAATTTTTCTGCTACTTCCAGGAAGACTTGCCGGACGCTCCTTCTGGCTGCTGCCTCATAAAACTCCAGCGCAGCTCCTTCAACACGGTCCATGGCGACATCCAGGTCAAAAATTTCACCGTCAAAGCGTTCCTTGTCCTGTAAGGCTACAGTTACCGTAACTTTATTCTCAAAATTACGGACTCCTTTCACAACCAGTTCATAGTCTTGAGTCATTGGATTACTCTCCTCTCGCAGCCTTACGCCTGTCTTCTTTAATCTTGAAATAAAGATTTGTCAGATACGTCAGCAGGCCAAAAACCAGGCTACCCAGCACACCGATTGCAGCCCACTGTGACGGAGTTACTTTATCGAGTAACTGTAATGCCCAGAAACCAGCATTACCCGCCGATGTGCCATAGGCAACACCTGTTGTTAACTTATCCATTGATTTCATATCCTCACCCCGATGTACACGGATGGTGCAATATGTTTGAAAAAGATCGGAGTCTACGGGGTAGTTTTGACAGCACACGTTGTTCTCAACGGCGCTAAAGAAACATACACATTAAAAATGTGAGTAATTATTTTGAAAGAAAGTCATATATAAAATAATAATACGAGAAATGTTTTCATATTTAGTGTACTGTATACGGCCATTTATACAGGAAAAGCCTATGTCAGAACGTAAAGACTCAAAATCACGCCGTAATTATCTCGTTAAATGTTCCTGCCCAAACTGCACCCAAGAGTCAGAACACAGTTTTTCAAGAGTACAAAAAGGTGCCCTTTTGATCTGCCCTCATTGCAACAAAGTATTCCAGACAAATCTTAAAGCTGTAGCCTGATTGATTTTATTAGTAACAAGTATTTTTTATATTTTAATAATATATTTAAAGCAGATAATAAAAAACCCGCCTGAGCGGGTTTGAGATTGTGGTGCTTTTTGTGGGAGTCATCCACTTACGCACTTTGTTTTGCGATGCCAGCAGTTAGCTTCTGCTGTGAAACTATTCATGCAGCAAACCTGCACTTCACCACAATGGTTAGCATACTTTTCCTGATTAAGATTTTGCCAAATATGCTAGCCATTGTTTCATGTATTGGACCTCCTTACTTTTTATTAAAGAGATCCAATATTCACTACTCTGTCCGTATCTCTACTCAGGCATCAGCCTTCTTCGTTATCGTATACAGACGAGCGATGAATTTTAATCAGTAATGATGACATTTGCTGCTGCAGGACCTTTAGCACCACTCTCTATAGAGAAGGTAACCTTTTGACCTTCAAATAAGGTTCGATAATTATCATTCTGAATCGCAGAAAAATGCACAAACACATCTTTACTACCATCAACAGGAGAAATAAAGCCGAAACCTTTATCAGCGTTAAACCATTTTACTAAACCAGTCATTTTATTTGACATTCTACATTCCTTAACTTGAGCCTTTCGGCATAAATGGTTTGCATAACAGAAACGACTTCGTACTTAATTGGAGAGACTCAAAGAAGGAATAAGTGAATAACACCTGAAATGAGAACTGCTTTAGTAAACTACTTCGTATATCGTCTGTTCTTCAAACCGACGCAGTCATTAACTCATAGTTGAACATATGAAGCAATGTTTATTTTAGACATCCAGCCACCTTCAATCCTATCAAAAAAGTAGTTTTCTCCAGGAACGTGTGTATGGTGCACCAGGTTATCAGTATTAAGGAGTTTTTCTGTCCCCTAAAATGACAGGAATTGTCAAAAACTTTGACTACAAAAGCAGCAAAGGTCTTATATTCCCATCCGATGGCGTATCGATGCCCAGCTTCACGTTTCAGCTCTCAATCTTCGAGATGCAGAAGAAATTACCACAGGATTACGCGTGGAATTTTGCTGGATAAATGGTTCGCGTGGACCTTCAACTGCCAATGTTTATCCCGGGATGAGATTCAATATCTCTATTGCCCCATTTAAAGCACAAAAACCCGCTTATAAGCGGGTTTTCTACTTTTTTCTAAACGTCGGATACACAAAGCCCATCGTTGAGAAAATCTTATCCATGTTTTTTGAAAAATGCAAACATCATGTCGCCATCTTCAGCAAAAATCATTTATCTCGTCACCTTCCTCAATTGCGCTTCCGCGTATGCTTCTTCCTGCCAGCACTTTGTTACCAGTTTACCAATGACGTCCGCATACCCCTTATACCACTGATAATCGGTCAGGTCTGGTACCAGCTTCTGGACATGACGTCGTGCCAGCGTGGTCGGTAAACGACTAAACCGGTTTCCATTACAACGCCCACAAATCTTATATACCGGTACGCCATGAAACCGGGTTCTTTTTTCATCCAGAACAATCCCTTTACCCTTACACCCTCTGCACGCTGTGCTGACTTCGCCCTTACCATGGCAATGCTGACATAGTTCCTTCACCCATTCTTCCTTGATTACAGATTCCCCGCGTCTGTAGTGTTTCACCACTTCGCGCAATACATTATAAAATCCCGTACCTGAACAATGCTCACAGCGAGCCTTACTTGCCGCAGACCTGGAGTAATCAGCAAAGGCAAAATTCACGAGGTAAGGAATAATCTGTAACCGGATTTCTTCACTCAATTTGTTCAATGTCGGGTTATCCAGTGCCATCGCGTAATTTAGCAGGCCTTCAATCGCAAACTGAGCGTCCTGAACACCAACTTTTGCCAGAAATAAGGCCAACCCAAGTGGTGCTTTCGACTGCACCATCCCCTGCGCTGCCATTACATCCGTAATTGTTAAACAACCGGTGCCTGTCGCTGGAGCGTCATCGCTCAATTTTGGAGATTTTGGGGAGTAATATTTTGGTAAGGCTTCAAGGTTCATGCTCGTTCTCCACTTACGCCAGTACGCCAATTGCCAGCGCGCGATCGATAAAACGAAATATCAGCTCCAGTTGGGAGCCATACTTCTCTTCAAATGCCACTGTATCCGTATGCAGCTCGTTGTGATGCTTTCTGCACAAAGGCAACACAAAGAGATCATGTGCTTTTGTTCCCATTCCGCCCTGCCCGTGACCAATCAGATGATGCGGATCGTCGGCTGGCATACCGCAGCAAGCACACGGCTGTGTCTTAACCCAACGTGTGTATTTCTCCTTAACCCAGCGGCGACGTTTAGGCAGCTTCATGAAAGATTCCGGAGACTCTGGATCAACGGTGATGCTTACCACCGTCTTTTCCTGTGGTGTTTTTTGTTGCTGGTGGGCGTAAGGCAACGGTGCAAGATTTTTTGTGCGTTGTTTCAATATGCTGGTGGCGGTCTGCTCTCCCGGTACGATGTCGCTTTCGCGGTACACCGAGCAGATTTTTTCCGCTGGTAATCCCAGCGAACGACGCGATACAGCCTCAGGTAGTGCATCCACCACCTGATTGCAGACCGCCCACCAGGATAATTCAGCCAAAGATAATTCCCGCTCCTGCGTACCGCTTATTGCGTGACGGATGACGTCAATCACCCATGCTGTCAGATTTTGTTGAGCAAGCAGCTCCAGTGATTCCGATGTCTGGTCACGCAGTTGGTTGTCGCAGTGCCAACACAACACCATTGCGCCGGTACCATAACGGTGAATGACTGTTTCAGAGTGATGGTAATCGCCATTAGGCCACTGGCAGGATGTAACATGACGTAATAGCCAGTCAGACAATGCGCCAACACCGCCAGCAGCACGAATCACCCGTTCGTTACTAAAAAACGGCAGCAATGTTTTGTCTTCCGCCAGCGACTGGCGAACGGCAGGAACGACTCCGGATGGCAGATTACGCATGCTTTTTGGTTCCGGTTCCACCAGCACTCGAGGATTATGAAATATCTGTATGGATTCACGGCCCGGCTTAAGGACCACCAGCCCAAGCTCAGGCACCAGAACAGGTCTAAGTAATACCCGCACGTTACCTCCAGATCCGTTGCTGGAAAGTGCGGGACGCACGTGGTGGGCGTTCGGAGTAAGGCAATCTGACTGAGATTATCCAGTGACGGTAGTCGAGGCTAAGGGCTTTCTTAACCTCGTATCCGCGCCTGCGGTAACACTGAATTATCCATTCAGCCTGCTCTTCAGTGCATGGAGGGTGTTGGAACCATTCAGACTTGAATGCGTGAGAATACCGCTCGTGCGTGCAGACAAGAACGGGCGAATTATCAGAATTGTAATATTTTACGTTGCGTGCCATCGGTTTTCTCCGGTGGCACGGTGTTACTCAGCGGGAGTTCAGCCCCGCGCAAGATTGTAGATGAGTTTATTCTTCTGCAAAAGCTAAAAAGCCTGCTTTTATTCCGATCTCTTTCAGTGCCTGTAATGAAGTGACAAACTCACCTTCGCGCAAGATAAATCCGTCTGTCACTCGACCATCCACAAAATTAATTAACGCAGCCCCATTCTTTCGCAAACACATAATGCGGTAATGACTAACAAGATTTCCATTTTCAACGCACACAGCATAGAGGCCATCTTCACAAAAAATTTTACGCAATTCTTCGATGTTCATCATCAGAATCCTTCCGGATAATTAGCTCTCCCCTTTAAGGGACCATCCCTCTTATCCCTGCGCGCTACTTAAGTATTTTTGATTCTATTCCGGCACCGTCCAGAACTTCAAACGCGTTGAAAATAAAAACAAAAACCCGCCGAAGCGGGTTAAGTGCGGGTGCGTTGAGGATGCCTGCCACATCAGAGGTGGCGAGGGATTTCTCCCTCGCCGGGTTTCTTACTCCTCAGGTTCGTAAGCTGTGAAGACAGCGACCTCCGTCTGGCCGGTTCGGATTCGTACCTCGCAGAGGTCTTTCCTCGTTACCAGTGCCGTCACTATGACGGTTAAACAGATGACGATCAGGGCGATTAACATCGCCTTTTGCTGCTTCATAGCCTGCTTCTCCTTGCCTTTCGGCACGTAAGAGGCTAACCTACATATGTCTAGCATGAAATTGGCCTCAGATTAATGTTAAGCGTCTTGCAGGACGCGTAATGTTAACTGGGGCTTTTCTCTATCTGCCGTTGGTGTTCATGCCCGAGGCAGATAGCCTCAAGCACCCGCAGCCATTCTACTTAACTACCGTTACCTCGCCAATGTGAAATCAGTCAGAAAGGCGATCCATAAGAACAATAGCAAGACAATAAATCGCCATTACAGCCGTAATAGCCAGCGCACATTTGAGAACCAGCACCACAACCTCCTGTATTGGACGTAGACCAGTCCTGATGAATATGAGGCTGTCTCGTCAGTGATTCAATACAACTATTGGGTATAGTTTCTCTGATTTTTTCTGTGGAAATGGGGCACAACCACTAGTCACCACCAGCACTTCTTTTAATACGCAAAGTCCGACACAAGCTAACCTTCTAGTCCGCTTTGAGCGAAAAACAGCCATAATTTAGTGCCACGTATATAATGATAGAGCTATTCAAGCTAGCAATTCACATGTAAAAATTCAGAGGGTAGAAGCACATAGTTATAAATGTTGGCTCCATCGACAAATTGCGGTCTCAAGTACATTTATTAATGTTGCCCCCGCATTAACAAATCATCAAGGTGACGACATGGACGATATTAATATCAGCCTCGACGAACTTAACACTATTGATTTATCCCCCTTAATCCAGAGTAAGCTGCCAGTTACCTGCTTTGATATCACAAAGTATCTTTCTAGCCTAGGTGATGGAAGAGCGGAGATAAGACTGCTAACCCATATTTGCGGTTTTCACTTTCGTCCCGAAAATCCACAGGTACCATTTGGTCCGTGCTTTCAAAGCAGCCAAGGTAGATCTGCAATTCCGGATGACATTAACGGGTTGTCGCTGGAGGTACTTTCTCAATTTTGCCCGACGATAGAGCTACCCGAACTTCAAGCTCGTATTGCTGATACACTTTGGGTTCGTAAAATTGGTGGAATCCGTTTTCCTTTGCTGGCAGTCCGTGCTTATTATGCGTCCAGTATAGCTATTATGACATCGCAAGGGACGTGGGTTAGTGCTTTAGAACGCCTAGAGCGTGCGCTTAGGCTGTGTTGTTTTTTTCGAAAGCATACTGATTTCAGGGATGAATTTGATCAGCTTTCGGCACATCTACTAGCAGAGTATGAACGTACCAGAGAACAAGGCGATTCACCTTATCCGCTGCGACTCCTGCAACTCGATATCGACTGTAAAGTGAGTGAGCCATCTTTTATTGCCCAGGAACTCCTGTTTCTGACAAAAAACTATCTGGCTCAAAAATTATTTTCATTTGCCGTCGATGCCTGTAAAACCGCAATCCCGATTGCGAATAGGTGCTGTGACAGAGATACACAGTTTGAATTCTGGCGGCTTCTTGCCGATACACATCTGGAAGAGTCAAAATTCCAAGATGGCGGTATGATTTCGGCAGCCTGCATGCAGAATGCTATTGAAGCACTGGCTAATATTCCAGGAACCCGAATAGAACGTCTTGCGCTGTATGAAGAAATGCGTGATTACCAAATCGAATCCCGTCACCAGATGTCTATCCTTCAGTCTCCCCCTCAAGATATTAGTGAGATTGTCCATCAAGCCAAGAGTCGGGTAGTCGGAAGAGATTTGTTTGATATGGTTTTCAGACTTGCGATGCTGGTCTGTCGGCCAACCAGCATTGAGAGACTTAAGGCTCAAGCAATAGAACAAAAGGCCAACAGCATAGCTTGGATGTTTGGATCAACACATATTGATCATGAGGGAATGACACTTGCTCGCATACCCGCAGGATTGGGGATTGATGATGCAAATGGGGCAGTTATTTGGCCCATAATGATGACGAGAATGCGTATTGAACCGCCCCGGTTTTCCGGGAG